TCTGCCGGTCTATCGGATGCGGCAGAAGATGCGGCCGATCTAGTAATGGACGGCACACTGGCTAATTTTGACAAGTCTGTAGGCCAGATTGACCTTGCAGCGGATTCAGGTAAGTCAGTAGAAATCGTTTATATTGACCGTGATCCTCAGAAAGCTATAACTCAAATGTTAGATAGAGCGATTGACGAAGGCCGTCCTGTGCCCTTAAAGGTCTTTTTGGACGCCCACCGTGATGCGCGGTCTTCTATCAAAAAGATAGCGGAGAAATATGCGGACGATCCGCGAGTCAACATTGATATTTGGAACAACCAAGGCGGTAAAGGCGAGCAGTTCTTAACAACTGTGGATAATCTAAGTGAGATGGACTATGATACCGCTTTAACAGAAACCTTAAAGGTAGTGGATGAATACTATGCAGCCAACAAAATCGACCAAAATCTCTACGACGCCATCAAAGGCGACCTTCAGCCCCGAACTGGAAGCGCGCAAAAAGCAGTTCCGAGCAGCAATGGCGGAAGGAATACGCAATCTGGGTCCAAAAACTTCATCAACGACTTCAGAAGGAATAGCCTCTCTTCAGGCGTCTCAGCCGAGGCAAGAAACATCTCGGGAGGCGTTGATGGAGGAAATATTAGCGGACCGTCCGGGCCTTACACGAGAGAAACTGTCCAAACAGATGGAGTCGATGGGTTATTAACTTTCTTACCTGAAGAAAATGCTTTACGTCAATACCAAGAAAACGCTTACTCTTTACCGACCATTAGGCAAGTAGACGCGGTTAAAAGCGCAGCTAGTTATAACGCCGACATGACTAAGTCTATGGCCGGTAATCCAATGGGGCCTCAGGTTGAAATCAAAACCCCAGAAGAACTAGCACAAGCCCGTTTATTCCGCACCGAGTCAGGAAGTGGGTTTGCAATAAAGCCGGATGGAGACATAGTCGCAGTCTTTGCGTCTTCAAATGAACCGGCTAGAGGCAGCTATGCAATGCTGCAAGCCGCAGTTCAAGCGGGGGGCACGAAACTAGACGCCTTTGATACATATTTACCCAAGATATATGAAAAAGCAGGCTTTAGGCCCGTGGCCCGTTTGCCTTGGAACGACAAGTTTGCGCCGGATAACTGGGACAAGAAAGTTTTTGAGGAATACAATGCAGGCGAACCGGACATTGTATTCTTTGTCCATGACTCTAAATACTTCGGCGGCGCTAAGGATGTTCCTGTAGTTACGGATTACGATGACGCTGTAAGGCTACAGGATGAAGCGCTAGGGGCAGTTACCCCTGTCACGCAGAACGTAAAGACCGACATACAAAAAGCAACAGACGTAACTGAGCAACAACGCCAAGATTGGCGTGAAGCTAATAAGGGTGATTTTAGACAAGAACAAACTCCCGAACTTGCTGAGGCAGCAGAAAAGCTTGGCAGGGGGGAGATATCTATCTCGGACTACTCGAAAGAAGTAGACCGCCTTCGCCCTATTACCCCCCTCACGGAAGTCCCCCGAATATCTTCGTTTGAAGACATTGCATCCGCGCTAGACGCAAACAAGGTGGCTAAAGGCATTATTGGCTTAGACACAAAGATTGCCGATGGCACTATGGTGGGTTCAAGACTAGACATCCCTGCTTACAACAACTACAACACGTGGGTAGTATCCGTGCATGAAGGGGCAGGCACTTCTGGAAGTTCACTGGGTTATGGTAAAGTAGCCGTCCTTGATGATGTTCAATTTAACAGCAACCCTAAAGCCGCGTTTGGTGTTGCCACTGGCGACAAAGCTAAGGCTCCGTTTGCTAGAATGAATGGCAAGTGGCGTAATGTTGATCCTGAAGTTGCCAAAGAACAGGCCGAAAAGTTTATTAACGATCCAAACTGGACGCAGGTAGGCATGAACCCCTATCGCCATTCATTCTTTTATGACAAGGCCACGGGACAACCCGTTGACTCAGCGAAAGAAGTAATCCAGATTGGGCCGCTAGTTCTTGCCAAAGACGTTAAGACTAGGCCACTAGAAAGTCCAGAGCACGCACTAGACCCTAAAAAGCGTAAAAAAGGCGAGCCTGACTATTTCAAAAGTGGCGGATCAGTAGAGCGCGTGTACAATGACAACCGAACATACAAATAGGACAAAGTCATGCATGTAGATAAAGTCGTTAATCTGGCCCCAGTAACTGACATCATTGAAATGATGGGTGAAGAAGAGCCTGATATTGAAATCATCCTTGAGGGTGACGGTAGCGCCGTTATTGAAGTTAACGAGGAAGACGACGTTGAGTTCTACAGTAACCTTGCCGAGGTCATTGACGAAACCGAGCTGAGTGACATCTCCTCGGACCTACTTGCTTTGTTTGATGCAGACAAAGCCTCTAGGCAGGACTGGGAGCAGATGTACGCCAAGGGAATGGACTTGCTAGGTCTTAAGATTGAGGACCGCACGCGACCGTTCCGTGGAGCTGCAGGTGCTGTACACCCAATGCTGACTGAAGCGGTAATCCAGTTCCAGTCGCAGGCGTTTAAAGAGCTTATGCCCGCAGGCGGCCCTGTCCGCACGGAGACTCTAGGCAAAGAAACCATTGATAAGGTCCAACAGGCTTCGCGCGTGCAGGACTTTATGAACTACCAAATCACGTCGGTGATGAAAGAATACACGCCGGAGTTCGATCAATTACTATTTTACGTTGGATACGGCGGCTCCGCATTCAAGAAGGTCTATTATGATGAACAATTGGGTCGTATGGTTAGTCGTCTGGTTCTTCCTGACGACCTCTATATTCCTTACAACGGGTCGAGTGTCATCTCTCAGTGCCCAAGAATTACCCACCGTATATCTATGGACTCAAATGAGTTCAGAAAGCGCGTTGTTGCAGGTGAATACCTAGACTCAGTAGTCGATCCAGAGAATGACCCTGTTGGCGGAGATCAGATTAGGTACGCAATAGACCGAGTTACGGGTTTAAGCTCAAGCGGCGAGCCTGAAGAAGTCTTTTTGCTCGAGTTCCAAGTTGATTTGGACCTTTTCGGCTTTGAAGACCTTGACGACAAGAACAACGAGACAGGAATTAAGCTGCCTTACGTTGTTACGATTGACGAGAACAGCGGACAAGTGGTCGGAGTACGCAGGAATTGGCTAGAAGATGACGAATTAAAGCGTCGTCGTGAGTATTTCGTGCATTATGTGCTGATTGAAGGCCCCGGCGCCTACGGTTTGGGCTTTGTTCACCTAATTGGCGGCCTAAGTAAGACTGCAACAGCCGCTTTGCGTCAACTTCTTGACGCAGGCACGCTATCCAACCTCCCTGCAGGCTTTAAAGCGAAGGGTGCGCGGATTGCTGACGATGACAACCCTATTCAGCCGGGCGAATGGCGGGATATTGACGCCGGTGGCGCCGAGTTAAGTGGTTCACTGCTGCCTCTGCCCTACAAAGAGCCAAGCCAGACGCTATTTACGCTTCTAGGTTTCACCGTAGACGCCGGAAAGCGCCTTGCAAGCACTGCAGACATGCAAGTTGGCGATGCTAACCAACAGGCCGCTGTAGGCACTACGCTTGCGCTGTTGGAACGCGGTTCTATCGTCACCTCTGCCATACACAAGCGCCTTTACTACGCCCAGACGCAAGAATTTGAGATGTTAGCGGAGGGATTTGGGCAATTTTTACCCGATGAATACCCATATGACGTCCCCGGAGCGTCTAGATGTGTAAAAAGAGAAGATTTTACCCATATGGTCGCTATATTGCCCATAGCAGACCCAAATGTATTCTCTGCGGCTCAACGAATTACCTTAGCGCAGGCTCAGTTGCAATTAGCCCAAAGTGCGCCACAAATGCACAACATGTACGAGGCTTACCATCGCGTCTATCAGGCAATGAACGTCCGAGACATTGACGGCATCCTGAAGATGGAAACCAACCAACTGCCTAAGGACCCTGCAAGCGAGAACGCTGACGCAGCGGACAGTAAGACGCTAAAAGCTTTTGCAGGACAGCAGCACGACGCACATATCGCGGCCCACTTGATGATGGGCATGTCGCCCCTCATGCAGTCCAATCCCATAGGCTCATCGGCACTTCAAAAGCATATTTTGGAGCACATCCGCCTAAAAGCAGAGGAAAGTGCGGAAGCAGACCTGTTTACAGAGTACGGTGCGGACCCTGATAAGATGATTTCCGACCTTCAGCGTGAGGCAACAGTTTCGATCAAGGTTGCCGAAGGCATGATGGAAATGAAGGCTATGCAAGCTGAGCTTTCAGGCGAAGGAACAGGCGAAGACCCAGTAGTAGCGTTGAAAGCTAAGGAGCTAGAGCAACGAGCGGCTAAAGACCAAGCCGACATAGCGCTCAAGCAAGAAGGGGTTAAGCTTGATCAGGCTAGAATTATCCAAAACGCTGAAGCCAACCAAGCCCGAATAGATTCTCAGCAGAAGATAGCTCAAGAAAGGGCGAATGTTGCTAGGGAAAGAATCAATGCCCCTAAGCAAGGAGGCAGGTAATGCCCTTAAAAAAAGGCTCTAGTAGTAAAACAATTAGTAAAAACATAGGTGAACTAGTTGGAACTTACGAAAAAAAGGGTAAAATAGGCGCAAGTAAACCTAAGAGCAAAACTGCAGCTCAAAAACAAGCTGTGGCTATTGCGCTAAATAAAGCCGGTAAATCTAACAAGATGAAGTCCGGTGGGGCAGTAAGGACCGTTAAAAAACGTGACGGGAACCGCCCAGTAAAGATTTACTAAGTATGCCCCCAGACGGTGGCTTTAAACTGTCTGCTCTCATGGAAAAACGACCATGCTTGAATTCGCTGAAAGCGTATTGAAAGAAGTTAGGAAGTTACAGGAAGACTCCGAGGCATTAGTGCTTAATGGCACTATTTCCGACATGGAACGCTACCGCTTCCTTATGGGCCGTCTGGAAGGCATAAAGCTTGTGGATCAGATTATCCGAGACAAATTGGATAAACATTCAGAAGAATTTTAACCTACCAGAGAGACCTATATGGAACCTGAAATGAAACTTACGCCCTTAGAGGAAAAGTGGAAAGCTGAGGCTAAAGACAAAGAAGCCGAAAGCACTAAGCTGACTCTTGACGATGCGTACACCGAAGAAGGGAAAGTCGCTGAACATGGCCTTTCCGACTCTGTTTTAGACCTTATTCCGCAACCTACTGGATGGCGACTAGCTATCCTGCCTTATCGTGGCGCTAAAACTACTAAAGGTGGAATTGTGCTTGCGGATGAGACCCGTCAACGAACACAACTTGCGACGAATGTCGGGTACGTGTTGAAGGTAGGGGACCTATCTTATGCTGACGAGTCTAAATTCCCCTACGGCCCGTGGTGTAAAGCAGGGGACTGGGTAATATTTGGTCGATACGCAGGGTCTCGGATTCAGATAGATGGTGGCGAGATTCGTTTGTTAAACGACGATGAAATCTTAGGGTTAGTAAACGACCCTGAAGACATTCTACATATGTAAGGAGGCTTTTTATGAGTGAATCAATGACAGAAGAGTTAGACTTTAATGTTGGCGAAGATGAGCAGGAGGCCACCGTTGAGATGAACGAGGACGGCTCCGACGCCAAATTATCGGAGGAAGAATCTCCTCTTGTACAGAAAGAAAAAGGAGGCCCTGCTGAAAATGAGCTAGAAGAGTATTCAGGGAAAGTTAAAAAGCGAATAGATAAGCTTACTGCTCGCTTGAGAGAGACGCAGCGCCGAGAAGAAGCTGCCCTTGAGTTCGCTAAAAACGTGCAGCAACAGAACCAAAAACTAGAGCAGGTTTATCAGCAGACAGACACACAACGATTAGAAGAAATTCAAAATCGTGTGGGCACTCAGTTAATGGCCCTTAAGCACGTAATAAAAAAAGCTCGTGAGGAAGGCGACATAGACACTGAAACGGAAGCGCAACAACGCTTAACGACAATGGTTATGGAGCAGCAACGGGTTAACGACACGACGGATAACCGTAGACGGCAGGCACAAAACCCCAGACAAATAGAACAGCCTGAAATACTTAGGCCTAGAACGGCAGAGCCGGACGTACTGGCTGAAGAATGGGCGGAAAAGAACGCTTGGTTTGGTCAAAATACGGTAATGACCCATACAGTTAGGGGCATTCACATGGATTTAATCCAAAAAGAAGGGTTTGACCCAAGCTCCGACGAGTACTATAGTGAGATTGATCGTAGGATGAGCCAAATATTTCCTAGCGAGTATGACTCGAATTCTACGCAACAAAACAACAGGAAAAACCGGCCCGTGCAAACGGTGGCTCCTGCAACCCGATCTTCGGGAGTAAACAACTCAGCACGCCGCTCTGTAAGGTTGAGTCCCAGTCAGGTTGCGATAGCAAAAAAACTTGGGGTCCCACTTGAAGAATATGCCAAATACGTTAAGGAGTAATTTAAATGACTGAGAATAGCGTGCCAAAACTTAATCGTAGTGTTCGTGATTCGGATACCCGTGAGACCACTACGCGCCGCAAACCTTGGGCACCTCCTTCACGATTAGACGCGCCTCCTGCGCCTGCGGGCTACAAGCACCGTTGGATCAGGGCTGAATCAGGCGGGGTAGACGACCGTACTAACATCGCAGGAAAACTCCGAGAGGGGTATGAACTGGTTAGAGCGGACGAGCACCCTGACTTTGACTCAGGTGTTCAAGATGACGGCAAGCATGCAGGGGTAATCTCTGTGGGCGGATTGTTGTTAGCTAGAATACCCGATGAAACAGCCGAAGAGCGCCGACAGTTTTATTCTTCACGGACCCATGATCAGATAAGGGCAGTCGATAACGACATGTTGAAGACGAATGCACACTCGTCAATGAAGATCAACTCGCCGGAAAGACAGTCCAAAGTAAGCCTCGGTGGCCCAAGATCGGGTTCCGAGTAATCT